GGTTTCACCATATCTCTCAATTTATCTTGTAGGTTTTTATGGTAATCGTCTTCTAATAACCATAAATCCCCGTCTATTATTTCTGCTTCAGGCTCACTTCCATCAAACTTAATGAATGGTGTAAGATTACTTTCAATCTCTCCCATTTGTTGGCCATATAATCCTTCTCTTGTATTGACGTCTGTCATATCCTTAAAGAAGTTTTGACTTGATAACCAACCGAATAAAACCATGCACATAACTAAGTCATCGTGGTAACCTTCATCTGCCTGATAAGTGTTACCTTTCTCAATAAATGTTGATATTTCATGTATGATATGCTCATCAAATATCAATAGTTTTTGTTCTTCTAGTAAAGACTTAAATGTAAAACATCCTTGTCTTTTAACTTGTTTAGAAGTATTTACACCTAGTTTAGTTGCTTTACCGAACCCAGGACTTACATATTGCCTATTTTGTTCTGTAACTGTACTAAGAATGTTATCGTATTCTACTTCCTGATGTAGTATTTCTACTACCTGTTGTCCTATATCATTTACTTCTACCAATATAAAAGCATTATTATAGTCCCTGCCTACTTTTCCAATAACATCTGGAAATAACATAGGCGCTATTTGATTGTCTCTATACTTTGCTACTACTTTATATGGCATTTCTGTGATATCAACTACTACAAAGGCAGAGTAATCTCCACCTATGCCCCTTGCAGTATCACAAGCCATTGCGTAATAATGTCCTTCTTGTGGGTTCTCATATATATCTAATCCGGCATTTTGATAATCAGGTTCTTTAGTACTTAATCTACCAATTGTAGCAGAATTAATTAAAGTATTAGTTGAACCTAAAAACTCACATAAAACTTCTTGATTAAATTTAACCTCTCCTAAGAGTCCTTTTTGTTCTTCTAACCACTTCTCATCTCTTCCTGGTATCTCATAGTAAGGTATGAACATGTGTTCAAAACCATTTTGTTTTTTCTCTGCTTCATTCCAGAACTTCCAGAAATGATTGTAACCTAATGGTGTAGATGTAAGTAGAATTTTAGTTGTCTCACCAGCAGAAATAGTAGGATAAACAGAAGTAAAGAACTCGTCTGCTATGTTGTTAGGTATGATTGCTGCCTCATCAATGTATAACCAGTTAACTGATTTACCACGAATGGCGGATGCTGTTGTAGCTGCTGAGAGTACTTTACTATTATTCTCTAACTCTACATCTCCTTTATTCCATACTCTAACACCCTGTTGCATCCACAAAGGTAAGTTCTCATACATTATTTGATATCTGTTTAATACTTCCCTCGCTGCTGAGGCTTTATTAGCCATGATAGCTACTGTTTTATCTTCTTGGAATATTGTGTAGTGTAATATACACGCAGCTGCTGTTACTGTTTTACCTTGCTGTCTGCCTTCCATTAAAATTACTTTTCTCTCATTCATTATAAGATCTACTTTGCCTTTTTGGCATTCAAATAATTTAAATGGTTGTAATCCTTGGTCTAGTGTAACTATCTTTACATAGTTTTCTATAAAATACTTAGGATCGTTTTGACATTTAACATACTCTGCTATTTCTTCTTTAGTAAAATCGTGCTGATATGCTAATGGTTTAAGATTAGGATTACCGTGATATGATACTTGCTCAGTCGCCATCTTTTTCTGCTACTTCGCCTTCTATTGTTTTAGCTTGTTCGCCTTTCAATGCTTGTAGTAAATCTTTTGTACTACCTACGAACATGTTGTTTTGTGTTTTAATGTTCTTACCTTTAGAGCCATCATCTGTAATACGCTTATGTTTTTCTTGTACTTCTAGCATATCTTTAGCTGTATCTTGTAAGTTTTTAATTAGTCCGCCTGCTACTTCATAAGCACGAGGTTGATCTGAGTTTCTAGCTATATGTAATATGCCTTCTATTGCCTCAGCGTTATATGCCTCTGCCTGTTTTAATATAGACCTAGCGTACTGTAAATCTTCTTCTTGTTGTTTAGCATGTAGAGCTTCCTTTTCATCTTCGGACATGTCTATTGCTGGGAGTTGTCTCTCTTCTTGTACTTTTTTAAGATTAGATTCTAAAGCTTTTGTTACTTCTTTTGTATTAAATGCTTTATCTAAGTCTTCAAAAGTATTTTTAGTTTTCGAATTCTTCATCAAATTCCTCCAAGAATGAATATGTATCAGACGGTGTTGCATTCAACGGATTAACACTAGCAGTTATTTTTGATTTGCTAGCATTAGTAGTTGTATTAAGAGTCATGTTCGTGTCATTGTAGACCGTAGCAATTGCTTTCTTAATAACATCGTGATTGCTTACATTACTATAAAAATTAAGTCTCATTGTAAAATTTAATGTCCATACTACACTTAATCTATTAGCAAATTCGCCTTCGTATTCATCTTCATAACCAACATTATCTAATGTAATTTTAATATCTCTTTTTATTCCAAGCTCTGGTAAATCATTAATCGTAACATTAAAGTCAGGATTGAAGTAAGGAATTATTTGTTCCAAACATTGTAAACCATCATCTTGGTTCTTCGCAAATATATATAAGGCTAAATTCATGTTGTATGGAGTAGAATTAAATGCTACTCTTACTGTATTGGCATCATCTCCTGTGCCTACTACCTTATTTTTATTAATTACTTGGGTTTTTCTAGCAGGATCATATGTTATTCCTTGTATTTCAAAACCCATTCTAGGTAAAGTAATTGCTACTTCACCTCTTGTACTTGTATCTGTTACCCTAGCAATCCTTGTCATAAATTTTTGCTTAGTAGAATATGCTAAAGGTACTCTAATTGCTTGTGCTATAGCTCCAGCACTATTTTTTCTTTCAATGTTTATATCATTGAATATTGTTCCAAAAGCTATAATAGCTTTTCTTATATGGTTGTGATAAAAAGTTGTATCTTTAAACATACTACGCTCCTATCTCACCAAATGGATTCCGTTCACTGAAGTCTAATATACCTTCTAGTGTTACTAAATTATCAAAGTCTGTGTTGTCTATTGGTTCTGATACCGCTGTATTATAAGCTTCGTTAATTATACAACCATTTGTTTCGTTTAATAATAGTTTGCCACTCTCTTGTAGTAATTGATACTCTAACATATCTTGAGAGTATTTTGTTTCTATGGCATCTATTTCTGTAATACCTGTATCTAAATCTTCTGAGCTGTATTCGAACAGTTCACATACTAATCTAAATACATAAATTTGGTTTAGTTGATAAAAAGGATTTTGGAAATCAACATATTTAATTTCAAAAATACTCTTTGTCTTAGGCATGTATAACAAGTCACCTTCAGAAGGTCTTGTTGTTTGTGTAAATGTGCCTCCACTTGTTAATACTAAATCTTCCCATCGTCTTTTTGCTAGAACAAAGGTTGCTTGATCTCGAACTTCAAGTCCAAATCTTGTAAATATATCTCCTTGTCCTTCATAACCATTAACATTATCTAAATACATTTCTAATGGATATGCTTGTGTAAATCTTGACAATTCATCTTCATCAAAAATTGTATCTTTGTTTACTAATGTTCTTGGCATGTAGAATATATCATGCCCATATACTTTCAAACTTTCAATAACAAGGTCTTCTACTAAGCGTTGTTCGCCTGTAGCTCCTATACTGTTACCGCCTTGAAAGAAATGATTAGTAGCCATGTATTATCCTATCATAAATGACGGTGGCAATTCATATTTCAACGACATCTCTTGTTCAATTGCTTGTATCTCTTGTACAGCTTCTTGATAGATTTGGTCTCCGTTTAATGTAACCCCACCTGGCATTTGTATTCCTGCGAACTTTTTAAGGTTTTCACCCCATTGCCTTTTTATTAGTGCTGTTGTATATTTCTTAAGAAACATATCATCATAAACTTCTGTATATGTTGCCGGATCTATGATAGCATAAGCTTCTGCTACTATGTAATCTCCTACATTGAATGTTTTATCCCAATCTGTATCTACATATAGTCTATCTGTTTTACGATTGAAACGAATTTGCCTCTCACTAGTGAGAAGTTTTTCTAATGTTGTTAAGTGACTCTGGACTATTGTGTAATAGACCATGTCTGCTCCCATTAAATTATATAAATCATTCATTCTAAATTGATACATTAAATCAAACAGCTGGCCATCTCTTGTATTATTTGTTGCTGCCCCACCAAAGTTAAACATTCTAGTCACACCCAATATACCAGAACCAATGGGAACATAGCCGTTTTCTATGTCCCCTTTGGTGTAAAAATCTGTTGGGCTAAGCGTTGCTGTTGAACCTGAGGTGCCACCTGTAATAGTTTCTGATGCTTGCCATGTGCCTGTTGATTCTTCTGTAGTAATGAATTGTCCATCTGTTGAGTCAACCTTTGCAGTTGCTCCTGATGTTCCGCCTGTGATTGTTTCGCCTTTAGTGAAATTATTTGCGATGTTGGTAGTTAGCTTTAACTTTGAACCGACGATTTGATGAGAAACAAAAACTCTTTCAACACCATCGAAATGATATTCTTGAAAGAATTGTAAGGCATCGTCTATTCTATCTGATACCTGTCCGTCTTCTACATTAATTTCTATTACAGGATGACCCAGTCTTCTTAAACTGTAATCCTGTAAATCCTGTCTACTCGCTAAAGCCATGTTTCACCCTTTAATTAAGTTTTGTTCCTGCTGCATTATATATAGCCGTTCCAGTAATAGTAGCTGTAGAACCTTCTCCCTGTGTATGGGAAATTGTAATACCGTCTCCACCTGAAACTTGTGCCATATAATTACCTGTAGTGTCTGTACCTAAAGCAACACTATTTGCTGCTATAGTTAATGCAGTAGCCAAGTTACCTGAACCATCAAAGTCTCCTGTACCAGTTACATCACCTGTAAATGATAGAGTCCTTGCTGTTGTTAGAGCTGCTGCTGTTGTAGCAGTTGCTGCGTTTCCTGTAGTGTCTTGGTTACCTGTTGCGTTAACACCTGGTAAGTTAATGTTTGCTGAACCGTCAAACGATACACCACCAAGTGTTCTAGCTGTTGCTAGAGCTGTAGCTGTGTCTGCATTACCTGTAACATTACCTGTAACATTACCTACTAAGGTAGCATTTAAGGACTTGTTCATGTTCCATCTATCGTCTGCAGATGTATATGTAAATGTTGCTGACGCTCCATCTACTGTCATACCTGCTCCGTTAGCTGCTGCTGCGTCCGCTGCTCCCTGTGCTACTGTAATGTTAAGATCTGCAACTGTTAATGTTGTAGAGCTAACTGTTGATGTTGTACCTTGTACTGTAAGATTTCCTGTTACTGTTAAAGCATCACTTACTTGTACAATACCTGTACCGTTACCTGCTAATACTAAATTAGTATTTGTAGATTTTGATGTAAGTGAGTCTGAAATTAGTCCTGAACCAAATGTAATACCGTTACCTGCTGAGTTAGTAATATTACTACCGTCCTCAATTTGTAATGTACTTTTAACTGCAACAAGACCAGTTCCTGTAGCGTCTAATTCGACATTACCTGAGCCTGATGTTTGTACAGATACATTTTGGTTAGCATCCGCTGATACATTAATTGTACCTGAGGAATCTTCTAATACTTTTTGTCCGTTAATATATAAGGACCCAGGACCTACGAACACATCACTCCATTGTAGTGATGAGCTACCTAATGCAAATGTATCATCTGCACTTGGGAAAAGTCCTGTTGAAGTCATGTTCATAACTTCTGTTCCACCTGCGTCGAATCTAATTTTATCTTCGTCTGAGGATTCTTCTACTTGTATTTTAGT